TTACCTGTTGATATAAGTTGCAATTCAAATGTAGGTGCAACGACCTTTGGTAAGGGCATAATATTATATTATTCAGTGAATATATTTAGTATATCACAAGTAAGCGATTATTTAGGACTATTTCTGTGTCTTGCATCTAATAATCCCAATTCAAAAGTGCTAAGTTCCTCTAGAGGATTGTCAAATTTTCTAGGATCATTGAAAATTTCTTCAGATTCAGTGTTTGATATTGCAGTAGACTGAGGTACAATGCGATCAGATTCTACTGACTCTTCAAGTGTGCTGCCTACTCTTGAGGTTCTGTCAATAAAATATTGATCATACTTGAATGTTATTGTAGTTTTCACCAACTCAGCTCGTCCATATGCCAATGGTGCAGCGATTATACTACTAGGAAATACATTTATCAACTTGTAAGTAATACTACTTGGTAATTGACGATTGAATGCACTTGTCCTATTAAGTTTTGAAAATTCAGATGTGGTATCTTTACTGAATGCTGTTATCTCCATATCACATTTATAGGTCTCAGGATACTTCATTCTCCTAAATGCGGGGATATCCCTACCACTTACAGGTGAAATAAACTCCATCCACGCATTGAATACATCATTTGTGTAATAATCTGTTTGTGCATAATAAGTCAGTATTATATCTGGATATTCCCTATATGTGGCATATTTCTGTGTTATACCCTGTCTTAGTCCCCTTACCTGTGCTGTGCTTATATCTGAACCTGGTAATACCGCTTCAGAACAGTATAATGCAAGATCTGAACCTGCATTATTCTGATCATAAAAACCATGTTTATCTATGAATGATTTCAACCCACCCCGAGCTTTATTAAAATTAATACTTACATCGTAGTTATTATTAAATGCTGGTACTCCAGGTGCTATTTTACCTGTCCCCCTCTCCAAATTGACAGTTGGTAAATAAAATCTTCCCGATCTAAATGCTTCTGACCTCTGTGCCATCTAAATATATGATGATTACATACTATGTATGTCATATAAAGGTAAATTCAGACCCAAGAACTATAAAAAATATAAAGGTGATTTCCGAGAAGTTGTCTATAGATCATCTTGGGAACTAAAATTTATGCAATATTGTGATACTAATAAGAGTATAGTAAAGTGGTCATCAGAGGAAATAGTCATACCATACAGATCACCAGTAGATAATAGAATACATCGGTATTTTCCTGATTTTTATGTCAAATACAAGGATGTCAAGGGTAATTATCAAGAAAAAGTCATAGAAATTAAACCTGCAAAGCAGGTCAAAGAACCAAAAATGCAAAAAAGAAAAACAAAAAAATATGTTGCAGAAGTTTTTGAGTATGCTAAAAATCAAGCAAAGTGGGAAGCAGCAGAAGATTTTTGTAAGGATCGCAAGTGGCAATTTCAAATACTAACGGAGAAAGAACTTGGAATATAAAAACGTTTTTCCTCTATCTGATGAAGTGGGTAGTCCCAGACCAGGTAGTTTGATGATATTTCAGTATAGTGCAAAATATAGGGAAACATTGCCATTCTACGATAGAAATCCCTTATGTTATATTGTTGCAACACAAGGTCCTGCGTTTTACGGTGTCAACTTACATTACACACAACCAAGAAATAGAAAGGCAACTCTGAGTTATATTGATGCTGGAGATGATATAACTAAGTTGCCTGGATATAATAAATACCTAAGATCCTATGTCAGATCAACATTCATAAGACTTGTTGGGGATGACATGGAGAAAGCAGCAGATATGGCATTTGAAGATTTCGTACAGACTGTCAGTGGAGTAGACATTTCCACATCACCTTTTCTTCCAAGTTTTTACAAATAATGACGTGTATATCACCATTAGAAAACGGTACTTGCACTAGGAGCACAACCATTGAGGTAAATGGTACAGAAGTAAAAATGCATGTAGATATATCTCTTGATGGTAATACAGGAGTTCCTACATTTACTACTCAACAACCAGATAAACTAAGGAATTTTATTGCTTCATTGACTGCGGACTTTAGTGCCTTTCCTAGAGAAACTCATTTTATTGATAAACCCGTTAGGGATGAAGAATTAGTTAAAGCTATCATAGAAGACAAAGATGGTGTGGTAAAAGATGCATACGATGAAGTTATATCATCTGTAAATGAACAAATTGAAACAGAGGGTGGGAACGTAGATGTTTTTGAACAAAGAATTGCAGAGAATACAAGTGAAGGAGAAGAAATTACAGATGGTCTGAAAAATCAAAATTTATTAGATAATGATGAAGAAGTAAGTGGTGATGGAGAAAGTGATGACACTAATGTCGAACCAGCAGAAATTATAGCTCCAAACTTCATACCAAAAATACCTTTAGTTTACCCAATGGACATGCTGATTGGAGATAATAGAGAATCTCAGGACTATATTTTCTTTGAGCAATTCCAATATTCACCTCCAAACCCTCTTGAGGGTAAAATGTTGACTGATGCAGGTATGGATATGGAACAGGGAAATACACAAATCAACAGTGTAGAGAATGTTCTTAAATTTGGTGTAAGAAGAGAAACTAATATAAAAGAACCATATGGAACATGTACTTTACCAATACCGAACAAATTAGGAGTCAGTAATGGAGTTAGTTGGGGTGAAGCAAGAGCGAACGCAGTAGAACTTGCAGGTTTCTCTGCTGCAAATAAGACAATAAGAGATCAACTTGAAAATTTTGATTTAGGTCAATTATTGAAATCTGGTATACAGGGCACAGGTGATACATTGAATGAACTAAAGGAACAAATAAGAGATCCTAATCCTAATAGTCCAGATGCAGGTTCTATCATAAGTGCTACATTAGCAAAAGCTGTTCTATCAAAATTGAATATAAATGTAGATATTGACCAATTCATAACAAGACAAACAGGTGCTGCGTTGAATCCCAACCTAGAATTACTATTTGGAGGTCCTCAACTAAGAACATTCTCCTTCAATTTTGACTTTGCCCCAAACGATGCAAAAGAAGCAGACATGGTAAGACAAATTCAAAGATGGTTCAAACAAGGTATGTTACCTGCAAGAAGTGGTACCACTGGTAGACCACAGTCACTATTTCTTGGATCTCCCAATGTTTTCAGAATTGCATATAAAAATAATGGAAGGAGAATAAAGAGTTTGAACGTAATCAAAATATGTGCACTTACAACATGTCAAATTGATTTTACCCCCGATGGCACATATCAGAGTTATGAAGATACAAAGGCATTTTCTCAACCTGTGAGAAGTACAATGGGTCTCACATTCAATGAATTGACACCTATATTCAGAGATGATTATGGTACACCACAAGGAGAGAATTTTGTTGTAGATCCAAGTATATCAGATTTGGGCACAAATCTCACTGGCGACAATGCAATCTCAGACACCGACATAGGATTCTAATGGCATATTTCGATTTATTCCCAAATGTCCAATTACCCTCTTATTCTAATAAGAGAAATTCAAGTCATGACACCATAATCGTAAAAAACCTCTTTAAAAGAGGAAAAGTCCGTGAGGACTTTTTTCAGAATGTCACAGCATTCAATAAATTTTTAGTCGAAGGTGATGATAGACCTGATAATGTCGCTTATCAATTATATGGTGATGAAGAATTGGATTGGGTTGTTCTTATTTCCAATAATATTATAAATGTGAGAGATGAGTGGCCTATGAGTCAAGGTGACTTTCAAAGATATTTGGACAATAAGTATGATCCAGTGCAATTAGGTCAAATTCACCACTATGAGACAAAAGAGGTAAGATTACCAAATGGCATTTTAGTTTTACAGAAGGGTTTAGAGGTAGATGCTGATTTTACGTTTTCTTACTCATATCAGGGTGCTGACTATAATGTCAATGATGTTACTTCTGTCTCTAATTTGCAATATGAGATACAGAAGAATGATGATAAAAGATCAATATATGTAATAAAACCAGAATATGTAAGTATAATCATATCAGACATGAGAGAGCTTATGAAGTATGAAGACAGTTCTCAATATATTTCAAGAAAACTCAAAAAAGGCGATAATATGCGAATTGTTGAACCTCGCTAAAAAACCTTAAGAGCGATTTTTGCCCTGAATTTTTTTTGCCGTTTTTTTGAAATCAAA